GGAGCACTCACCGGCGAGGACGACATGGAAGGCGCTGTCTGGATGTGGATAGAAGAGAACGGGGGCCACGCCAACGGCTCCCCCAACGCCGCATACTGGACCGCTGGACCGCCGAAGTGGTGGCCTAAGACGCTGGCCGATCGGTGGATGCACGTAATACTCGTGATGCTGGTGTACTGGGCGCGGGGGCAGTCGGAGAGGGTTTACCGGCAAGTCATCACGACAGCGGCTACAGGAGGCGACTGGAAGGCTGCGGAGTTCATGTTGACTCATTCCTACGGGTGGGGCAAAACGGATCGACTGGAAGTCACTGGGGCCGATGGGGGTCCGGTTCAGGTGCAGGGCGACGAGGAGGCGACGTTGGGTGCTTTGGCGTTGCTGGCTGATCGACGGAAGGCGATTGAACGATGACCGACGACGGCGAGTTCAAGTGTTCGCAATGCGGGCATGTCTTTGAGCTTCATGGGTCGAAGCGTCAAGGTTGGTGGAGGTTTGTGTATTGCACGAGTCTGAATTGTGTTGGTTGTCCGGAATCTGGAAGGCGGAGACGATGACTGAGCGTGAGTGTGGTGCATGGACTCGACACCCTCGTTGGTGGGGTCGCATTCTTGACCTTGGCATGTGGGGTCATATCGAGCACGACTGTGGTGTGTTGCGTCCCGGTTTCGGGGTGTGCCATGCGTCGTCGCATCGTTGTATGAATTGTGGGCTGGTGTGGCCGTTGGCGGCGTTTGAGCGGGCGACTGTTCGGATTGCTGGTTTGCGGGATCGAGGGAAGCTGTGAGTGCGTTCCCGACGGTGGAGCGCCCGTTGGTGGTGTCGTCTGCTTTGTTGGAGGGCATCCGTGATTCGACGGGTCAGAGCTTGGAGTGGGCACGCGGGGCTGTTGAGGCTGCGTTGATTGTCGAGGCGGAGTGGTTGTTGACTCGTCGTGAGGGTGTCACCCCCGGCGGAATCCGTTGGAAGTCGCTCTCGTGACGTGGCAGGAGGACCGCGAGCGCCGGGTCCGTGAACGTCGTCACCGCCGAAACACTCAGGATCATCTGACTCAGCAACATCGTGAGGAGGCAGAGGCCCGCTGGCGAGGTGGCTACATCATCCCGGCGCGGATCACTCAGGCTCTTGACCTCAGATCACTGTATGGTCCGGAGGTCGATGCTGCGTTGGGCGTCGAGGAGCCGACGGTCGACCGGTGGGAGGCTGGCGAGTTGTATCCGACGTGGGAGCAGGTCCAGTCGTTGTCGAAGCTGACAGGGATGGGCGAGCGTTGGTTCACGGATGCGATCCCGTGGCATCACTTGGACGCGATGTTCGTGTGCGATCGGTCGAAGCGGACTGGCACGAGTTTGGTGGTTCCTGATCCGCCGGTAGTTCGTGCGTCGAGGGCTGCGCTGTCGGAGCATTATGACCGTTTGGCTGTGGAGACGTCTTGACTGATCTGATCGAGGGAGAGAGCCCTATCGCTGAGGTTTGCATGACGGACGGCTACGACGAGAAGGTTCGGTTCGACTGGATCACGTTTCCCCCCGGTGCGACCGTTGGTCAAGTTCCTTGCCACGAGTGCGGCGGGACTGGCTGGTGGGGGTTCGGCCCGATCCCCTCGACTTGTGGACCTTGTGTCGATTGCAAGGGCACTGGCCGGGAGTGGGTGGGGCTGGCATGACTGATCTGATCCAAGAGGACGCACCGCCGGTCGCCGACAAAGTAATCGACTGGCTCGTTGGTGAGCCACCGTCCTACCGCCGCCGCGCACTCCGACGACACCCAGACACCGTGTCCGTAGTCGAGCAGAAAGCCCGTCAGCAGTTGGCTGAACTGTCGCCGATGGGGTTGGCACAGTCCATCGACCCCAGCTACCGCTCACGCCCGCACCTCGATCACCTCGACATCATCCTTGCCCGTGCAGTGAAACGGGTCGAGGGAGTCGAAGCGGACGAAAAGAAGGGCATCGTTGGTGTCCCCGGCGAGTCAGTGTTCATCCGTATCTCGGAGCCACCGCGCTCGGGAAAGTCGATGCTCTGCTCGATGTTCTTCCCCACGTGGGTGCTGAAGAAGCATCCGGAGTGGAAGATCGGTCTTATCTCGTACAGCGACTCGTTGGCCGCTGCGTGGGGTCGACAGGTGCGCCGGTTTGCTGAGGATGACCGGTTGGGGCTCGGGATCAAGGTCGCACATGACGCTGGTGCGGTGAAGGACTGGGAGACGACAGAGGGCGGTGGCGTGACGGCCCGGTCGGTCGGCATGGGCATCACTGGTCGAGGCTTCAAGGTGATGATCGTGGATGACGCGGTGAAGGATTACGCGGACGCTCACTCGGAGCCGAAGCGCGAGGCGTTGCGGAACTGGTGGCAGACGACAGCACGCACCCGGTTGGAGCCGCCGTCGTTGACGTTGGTGATCGGGACACGTTGGCACATGGATGACTTCACTGGGTGGGTGGAGTCGACGGGCGACCCGTTTGAGACGGTCGAGTTCCCGGCGATTGCTGAGGAGTCGGATGTGCTAGGGCGCGAACCGGGCGACCCTTTGTTGTCGCCGCTGATCGAGGAGACACGCGAGGAGGCGTTGGCTCGTTGGCAGTCGATCCGTCGGGCGGTTGGTCCGTACTCGTGGGCGTCGTTGTACCAGCAAGACCCGTTGCCTGCTGAGGGTGCTGTGTTCGATCTGGACTGGTTCCAGTATTGGACCCGCAACCCTGATCTGGTGTCGGAGAATTGTCGCCTGTTTGATCCGACGACGGCGAAGGGGCTGTGGGTGGACTCGTGGGATTTGGCTTCTGAGGCGAAAGAAACGGCTGACTACTCTGTTGGACAGCGGTGGGTTTTGGTCGGCCCAGATAGGTTCTTGGTGGCTCAATCCCGTAAGCAGACTGCGTTCACGGAGACGTTGGCGAAGATCAAGAAGTGGGCTGAGGCTGATTCGGAGTTGCATACCGGGAAGCACGTGAAGTTGCGGCTGATCGAGAAGGCGGCGGTTGGTCGGGCGGTGCTGGATACGCTACAGCGGGAGGTTGCTGGGTTCGTTGGCATTGACCCTCGGGGGTCGAAGGAGCAGCGGGCTCGTGCGATCACTCCTGAGATTGAGTCGAAGCATGTGTTTCTGCCGCATCCGTCTGAGGCTGCTTGGGTGGCTGAGTTGTTGGCGGAGTTGCAGGCGTTCCCGTCGGGTAAGCATGATGACCAAGTGGATGCGTTGTCGCAGGCGTTGGGTCGTTTGGGGGGCGAGAAGCCGAAGTCGGATACGAAGGCGGTGCCGCAGGTGATCGAGATGTCGAATCCGTGGTCGGGTGTCTAACTTGCTTGACAGGGTGTTGGGGGTTCGCTAGAGTTGGATCATCCGATACACAAACTGCTGGAAAGGCAAAGCTCATGGAAATCTCGCTCAACAACTGGCCGCTCCCGAATCTCACCAGCGTCACGGTCAACGACCTGTCGCTCTGGTTCTCCTATGAAACCGTCGTCGCGTTCGTGTTCGAGGGCGACTTGGTTGTCAGCGAGAACCGTTGGGGTCCGACCACGGCAAAGCACCTGAAGTACATCGACGGTGGAGCCGCTGACGAGAAGGCTGCTCGCTTGCCCGCCGAGGCGTTCGATGCGGCTCTCGCGAAGGCGACCTCGAAGTAAGCGAGTCTAACTTGCTTGACACTTTGTTGGACGCTGGCTAAAGTTGAATCATCCGATACACCGAATCTGGAAAGGCTCAAAGTTCATGGACATTCTCACCGCCGGAACCGTCGTCACCACTGGCGCGATCTTCAAGAAGCGCACCGCGACAGTGATTCGTGGAAACGAAGCAGACGAGTGGAACCCCGCCGGTGGTGGCCCCGTCGACATCCAGTTCATCCCTGCCCGTCGCGGGTTCCCGCTCACCGACGTAATCACGATGGACCCCCGCGACCTGATCGTCGCCTAACCCTCTCGTTCTCTGGAAAGGAACCCAATGTTCAAGTTCACCCGTACCGACAAAGGCGTGATTCGCGCCGTCATCATTTCAATCGAGATTGACCTAGAGCAAGGCAAGCTCGGTCAGCTTTCATTCGAGCAAGTCCAGTCCAACATCACCGCCCGCCTCGCCAGCCTGAAGGCTGCAACCGAGGAGCGGGACCGTTGACCGTCACTGAAGTCGAGCACGACTGCATCACCTACGAAGGTGGGTGGAAGCGTGTTCGCGTCCCCGGCCTCGCCCTGATCGGCGGGACCAAGATCGTCGCCCCGTGTGGGTGCGAGTGGTCGCTCAAAGCGGACATCACGAAGTTGTCTGCGAACTGCAAGCGGAAGTCGTTTGCGGAGTCGGGGCACCAGTTCAAGACTGCCGTGGTGGAGTTCATGCGGGCAGAGCGTCAGGTGGTGGCGAAGTGAGCGACATCAACTACGTGGAGCAGGCTCGGCTTGCTCACCCCGGCGGGCTCGATTGGCTGTTCAATGACGGCGGACGGAAAGCCGCAGGGTTCAAGGGATACGCCGGAGATTGCGTCACACGGGCTTTATCCATCGCCGTTGGACTCGACTACGGGGAACTGTATAAAAAGCTCTCAGAAGGCAACAGGGCGTTCTGGGCGAAGAAGTCTGACCGGGCCAAGAGTCCGGAGCGAGCGACTGCTTATGCGAGACGTGCGAAGCGGACGGCACGCGAGGGCATCCGTGACGAGGTGTTCACGCCGGTGTTGCTTGAGGCCGGGTGGCGTCAGGTGAAGTTGCCACAGGGGAGTCGGTTGTCTGATCTGCCGACGGACCAGATGATCGTGGTGTCGTTGCGGAAGCATTTGGTGGCGGTCGATTGTGGGTTGATCCTCGATACGTTCGACTCGTCGTTGGGGTATAACCGGTTGGCGTTCAACTACTGGGAGAAGGCAGATCGTGGCTGACGACATGGAGGCTGCTCCCTATCAGGTGTACGTGTTCGATTGCCCGAGTTGTGGCGGTCAGACGATGATCGGTGACGTCGACCCGTCGGACGCGGAGGACTGCGACGATTGTGGCGAGTCCGTGAGGATGACGACATGACGGTCGAGGAGTTGGTTGCTCAGGGGTACTCGCGAGAGGCTGCTGAGCGTGTGGCTGCTTCGCTGGCTGAGTTGCCGCCGGATGACGACATCGAGGAGTTGCGGTTCATGCGGGAGTTCGGCTGAACCGATTGTCTAACCAGCTTGACACTTTGTGAGACGTTCGCTAAAGTTGGATTATACGAAACATCCCCGGAAAGGAACCCAATGCCTAACCCCGATCGCCTCATCGCATTCGCAGACTTCGAGCGTTACATCATCGAAGAGAACGACACCCCCGTTCAAGACCAGCCCGAAATCGTCGCCGACATCAAGAAGGCCCACGAGCTAGTCGGCAAAGACTGGGCGACCGAGGACGAGTGGATTCTCGCTATCAGCAAGGTGTGGAAGCGATGACCGGCACAGTCGTTCACACGATTCCCGTGAAGGGGGTGGTCGGCCTGCGTGAAGAGGTCGTCCGCCCGCTCGAAGTCGTCGGGGCCAAGACTCGGGTTTCGTTCATTCGCAACGGTCGCGTGTCGATGAAGTGGGTCAAGACTGACCGGATCAGCACCCGTGCCCGCTAAACAATTTGTCTAACTTGCTTGACACTCTGGTCAGCGTCGATTAGAGTTGACTTATACGATCCACCAAGGAAAGGACTTGATCGTGAAGAACCCGCAGACCCGCCCCACCGTCCTCGACATCGAGTCGGACGCCGCCAGCTTCGACCTCCTCGACCCGTTCAACCGGGTGTTCTGGAAGGACATGCCGAAGGACCGTGCGATTGACGCGGCGAACCAGATGGGCTCTCAGTACCGTCTGATCGAAGCCACTGGCCTCGACTACAACGCGAAGGTTGTGGCCTGATGCCCCGGTGCGGAATCCCCGTCACGATTGACGGTGTGATCATGGCCCGGTTCGTTCTCGAAACGGACGCGGAGTTCTTCGCGAAGTCGTTCTCCGAGAAGTTCCAGAAGCGTGTGACCGTGGACTTCGATAAGAACCAGTCCCCCCGCGTTTACGAGGATGGACGAGAGGCTTTCTAATGGGCAAATACATCATCGTGGGAAAGCCGGACATGGGCGAGTTCTACACGTTCAGAGAGGCAACACACTGGGCCTCTTGGATATTCAAGATCACTAAGACTCGCTACCGGGTGGTGCCGAAATGACGTTCCCGTCCGTAGTGATCGGGAACACATCCCGAGTCGGTGGAGTTCACGCCGTGCGTCTCTCGACCATGAGAGCCGATGGTTTCGCGCAAGCGATCTGCCGGTCGAACGTGTGGGCACTTGTGGATCATCGAGACGAGTTGCCGATCCCGGCGACTGCTGACGGAGTGTGGGGGGATCGCCCGTCATGCTTGGGCTGCGCCCGCAAGTTGGACCGCGAGGTGACGTCGTGAAGCGTTGGCCGAACGGGGCGTTGTCTCGCCTAGCCAAGATCGTCCCCACTGAGGGGCGACCGAAACCCTGCAAGTCGCCGGTCGGCATCTACCTGAACGCCGACGGTAGCTGGTACGCCTTTCACTTTCACGGTGGCGGGCATGGCGGGTTGAAGCATCCAGTAACGCCGGAGCAAGTCCGGTTCTTAGACATCGAGGAGAAGTAAATGCGTAACGTTGAACCAGTCCACTCAGAGCCCGGAGGCCACGGCAGCGAAGGCACTCGACAGACTCACCCGTCGTTCGCGGTAGTGTCCGTGACTCGGGGGCAGGGATCACCTCGTGCGTTGTTCCAGTCGGACCTTCAGCACAACCAGTCGATCACCTTGCAAGTGTCGACGGCGGAGCGTGTGCGTGACCTCAACCACGACTGGGTTCACCCCCGAACGTCGTTGGTCGAAGTCGAAATGTCGTTGGCCCAGTGGGGTGCGCTCGTCTCGTCGGTTGGCATCGGCTCAGGTGTCCCGGTGACGTTGCGGTCGACTGCGACAGATCACCAGATTCCGTCGTTGCCTTATGAGCCGCGCATTGCGGAGTCGATCCGTGAGACGCGGACGACGGTGACTGATCTTGTGGGCGAGATTGCGAACACGTTGGCTGCACTGGAAGAAGCGATTGAGTCGAAGTCGGGGGTCAAGGTGATTCGGGAACGGCTGCGTGCGTTGCGGGCGAGAGTCGACAATGCTCCCGGCAATGCGGAGTACGCGGTGAAGTCGGTTCAGCGGGCGACCGAGGAGGTTGTTGCTCAGGCGCGATCTGACATCGAGTCGCAGATGTTGTCGGCTCGTGGGTTGGTGGATGGTCCGGTGTCGATTGAGACGCCCAAGTTCGAGGAGTTGGAATCGTGAGCATGGGTGATTGGGATGACCACGAAGCGAACGTGGGGCCGGGTCGGGACTCGACTCGATACACCAAGTGCCGGTACTGCTCCCAGCGGCTCCCGCTCCGAGAGATTGCGGAGCACGCCCGGACGAAGCACCCGGTCGAGAGTCTGCGGTTCACGAACTGTTGGCACTGCAAAGAGAAGTTTCCCCTGAACGCTATTCGGGAGCACGCGAGTGTGTGCGCCGGGAAAGGAACGGCAGCATGAGCATGTCGACGGAAGGGCTGGTGGAGTTTACTGCTCGCCAGCGGAATCTGACCGACGAGGAGTTGGTCGTCAAGATCAGGTTGTCGACGGAGTTGCACGAGGGTGCGGTCTTGTATCCGACGATGCAGGAGTACGCGGCTGATCTGCGACAGACGTTGAAAGTGCTGGACTCGATCCTCACTGAGCGAGGGTTGCCGTGGCCGGAAGGAGTCCGACGGTGAGTCAGGACGAAGCGTTCACGGTGGTTGTGACTCTGGTGGCTGTGTTGTCTGCGGCCTTGGCTGTTGGATTCGTGCTGACCTCCCGGTTGAACCGTGAGCCCACGCGACAGCAGGAGCGGTACTGGAAGAGTCTGCATAATCCTGACTGGCCGAAGGAGCGGGTGGATGCTGTGCTCTCTGATCTGCCGCCCGGTTGGTTGTTGGTGGACACGATGGTGATGGACCCGCGAGGGCGCATTCGTGCGTGGTCGTTCGATCACGACCGTGAGTTCTTGGCTCAGTACGTCGAGGGGCACCGGATTGCGGCTGGCATGGAACCGATTGGCAAACCTGCTTGACACTCTCGCCGGGGCTGGCTAAAGTTGAATCATCCGATACAACCTCTGGAAAGGTACCGATCATGGCCGCACAATTTACTTCCACCGTCACCCCGCTCGAAGGCGAAGGGTGGAATGACCTTCACTGTTACGGATGCGGCCAGCCGTGGTCCGCAGAAACCGTCCGCCTGAAGCGACTCGCCAATGGTCCGGACTCGACAGACGAAATCGTTGACCAGTTGAACGCTTCTGGCATCGAGCACGACGCCTGCTTCTAACCTCTCAACCGTTCTGGAAAGGACAAACAATGCCTAGTCTCACAATGCCGCTCAAAGACGCGATCCTTGCGTCGAAGGGGCTGCTCAATCATGTGTCAAAGGATGACCTCACTCCCGTCATCATGTGTGCCGCCGTTCTCGAATACGAGGGCAAGAAGTACCTAGTCGGCACCGACCGATATTCGTACGGTCGCTTCGAGTTGACCGACGCCGACGAGGTGAACACCGCGTACGGTCAGATGATCCCGACAGACGCACTGGTGTGGGTCAGCAAGATTATCGCGAAGGGGCTCCGGCGCGGGCTCGCCTTAGATTCGCCCAAGGTCGTTTACTCGATCCAGTACACGTGGACGAAGAATCACGATAATCCGAACTCCGAGTTGGAGGTTGTGATCTTGTTTGAGGGGAAGCCAGAGCGCTCGCAGACGTTCGACGTCGGCTCGGGCCTGTACCCGCCGATCGTTCGGTTGTGGCGTCAGGACGACTACCCGTCAGTGCCCGCCGTGAAGGTGAAGCTTGCCCACCAGTCGCTTATTAAGATCGCTGCCGACCTCGCGTTGTTCTCGGGCAAGGATGGTTTCGTTGACATGAACTTCGACGCGAAGGACGGCAAGCATGGGCCGATCCAGTACGCACTCGGAACACGTTGGACGGCGGCTGTCCAGCCCGGATTGTTGGGTAAGTGACATGACAATACCTGTCGAATATTCTGTGGCCGGAGAAAGCGAGAGAGGCTTGCCGCTCAGTCTCCCCGATTCTTTGCAGGTCGAGTACCAGCGTGACCTTGACGACTGGACCAAGATGGTTGAGTCGTGGGGCAACGTGATGACATGGCGCGACGAGCAGAGCTTCAAGCGTGGCTGGTTGGTCGGACGCGGGGTGAAGCCATGACGTCACCGACCGCCGGGAAAACCGACCGACCGGAAACCCGTCGGTCTACAGAACACAATCCAGAACACTATTCCGCACCTAGCGGTGCGGGGAGCTTGATCGCTCCCATGCGTTCAATCTCGATCCGACAGCCGTGGGCGTGGGCGATTGTTCACGGTCGGAAGGATGTCGAGAACCGTCGGTTTGGCACACGCCTCGGCCCCGTTGCGATCCATGCGTCTTTGACGTTCGACCCCTCGGGACCGGAGTTCGCTGCGATGAGAGAAGCGTGGGTGAAGCTGGGGATGCGAGAGTTCCCCCGTGTGGTCGGCCCGATGCGACAGGGTGAACCGCACTTGCAGGTTGGAGCGATTATCGGGGTGGTCGACATCGTTGATGTTCACTTGGTGAGTCCGACGTTCGGTTGCTATCACGAGGTCGACATGCTCGGGTGGATGCCGCTCGATGGGTCGGATGCTTCAGCGCCGGGGTGGGAGCCACGTTTCTGTTCTCCGTGGGGCGAGGTGCCGGATCGTCCGGCGGTTGGGGCGGAGCGTGCGTTGCGTCATCATGTGTTGGCGAACCCTCGACCTCTTGCTAATCCGATTCCGTTTCGTGGGCACCTCGGAGTTCGACAGTTGCCGGATGGGGTGGAGGAGGCTGTGCGGGTGCAGGTCGCAGGCTATCAGTCAACTCGGCTTGACATCGAAGTCAACCGTTCGCTAGAGTAGGATCATCCGATACACCACCTCTGGAAAGGTCACACAATGAAAAAGCAAGACATCGTAATCGGCACCGAGTACAACGTAAAGTACAGCGGCAAGGCCGTCGTCATCCTCGAAATCGGGGGCTACGAAAACAGCCACGGCTTCTCCCCCGCCGATCGTTGCACGGTGCGGAAAGCTCAGGCCAAGACCGGCTACCGATACACCGGGACCAAAATAAAGTCCGACCACCTCGCAATTCGCATCGACACTTCTGACCCTGTGTTGATCGAGCGGGCCAAGGGCTACACCGCTGAGGACTTCAACAACGGCATCCCGACACCTGAAGGCGCATGGTTGCTCTCGGTTCGGAGTGGCGAGATTGAGGGCTTGTGGGCTGACGAACTCGTGAACATCGAACACCGTCGAGTCGTGGCCGAAGCAACAGCCAAGCGTTCGGCCTACCGCAAGAACGTTCAGATTCCCCAAGTCAAGTCGCAGGCTGAACGCCTCGGCCTGAACCTCGGCTACATCAGCGATTACGACACGAAGGTCGAAATGTCGTTTCAGCAATTCCTCGACCTCGCCGCACGCATCGAAACAGAGGCGAAGTGATGACCGGGCTCAACATCGACATGGAGTCGCGGAAGTATCACGACGCGCTCAACATCGAAGCGAACAAGTACACGTCGAGCCTGCCTTATGACGGCTCGGCTCAGGCCATAGCGGTCAAGTCAGCGTTCATGGTCGGGGCGAATACTGCCAACCAGTTCGAGGGGGCGGCTCGTCTGACGGCGGCTCTCCGTGCCGGTCGGGTGTGGGCGCTGGACGATGACAAAGACACTCTCACGAGCGAGGAGTGGGAGCGCTTGTACCGGTTGGCGTCGAAGCATGATGCGGAGGCGGCGAAGCGTTTGCCGATGTCGGAGTGGGGCGAGGCCCGTCGTGACCTGATGACCCCGCAGACGATCGCGGAGAACGCCCGGTTGCATCGTGCACGTTAGTCCATCGGACTAGACAACAATCTTCCACTCAGCTAGAGTTGGATCACCTGAAACAATGCTCTTGGAAAGGAGCCCCCAATGAAGAACGCAAAAGACGGCGCGAACTATGTGCGCCAGCAAAAGGGCCACAGCCTGACGAAGCACCTGCTTCTCGGATGGGCCGTGTTGTATATCCCCACGATCTACTATGCCGCCAGCCCAAACCACTACTTCCACGCATAGGCGACAGCATGAAGATCAAGACGCTTATCAGCCAGTCCCGCCGGGACTTCACCGCTGACTACGAGTGCGAGAGTTGCGGCAACGTGGAGCGTGGCACTGGCTACGATGACGCCAACTTTCACCAGAACGTAATCCCCTCAATGAAGTGCAAGAAGTGTGGCGTTGTCGGCGGCAAAGTCACCTCTTCACCGACCGTACCGGCAGGAGTAACACTGTGATCGGACTAGAGCAGAGCGAGGACGGGCGCACAGCGTTCGCCACCGCCAATATCAACGCATGGCACCGCCTCGGCACCACGACCGTAGGCTGCATGACCGCTGAGGAGGCTCTGATCAAAGCGCACCTGAACGACTGGGAAATCACCAAGCAACCAGTGTTCGCGAAGGTCGGAGACGAATACGTGGAAGTGCCGAACAAGTGGGCAACCGTCCGCAACAACCCGTTCAACGAAGGCCAGCATGACGCTCTCGGCGTCGTCGGTCGCTATTACGAGCCAGTCCAGAACGAGGACGAAGCGGAGCTACTGAACACGTTGGTCAGTGAGTCCGGCGCGCACTTCGAGACTGCTGGATCGCTTGACGGCGGCAAGCGGGTGTTCATCACGATGAAGCTCCCTGACACCGTGTTGTTCAACGGGCTAGGTCAAGACGAGCGCACCGAGTTGTACCTGTGTGCGCTCGACTCGAAGGATGGATCGTCGTCGTTCCAGTTCGTCGTCTCGCCGATCCGGTGGGTGTGTGCGAACACAGTCGCGGCGGGGCTTGCTTCAGCCAAGGCACGGTTCTCGGCACGGCACACGAAGAAGTCGGCCAAGGCCCACGTCCTCGAAGCACGCCGCATCCTTGGGCTGACGTTCCAGTACACCGACGAATTGTCGTTGCAGATCGAGCGACTGTTGGAGCAGGAGTACAGCAACCAACAGTTCCGGCGACTCACGGCATCGTTGTACCCGACGCCAGCGGGCCTCGACCCGAAGTCGTCGCGGGCAATCAACCAGCAGGATCACCGGGACACGCTCCGCACGATCTGGAACGAGTCGCCGACGCTGGACAACATCCGTGGCACGAAGTGGGGCGCGTACAACGCTGTGACCGAATACGTCGACCACTATCACCCCATGAAGGGCGCGAAGGGTCGCGATCCGGAAGTGTCGCGAGCGCTTCAGGTTGTGTCGGGAAAATCCGACGGGCCAAAGAAGCGAGCGTTTGCGCTACTGTCCTAACAGACTCCCTTGCTGGTGCCCATCCCCCAGATGCAGCAGTGAGGTGAGCGAAGCCCTCCGGTATTCCAGTACCGGAGGGTTTCTCTTTGCCCGGAGACAGGCGACGACAGGTTCGGTGATCCACTAACACCCGGTTGGTGGGTCGGTGGCCGGAGACAGGCATACGCGGTGCATATCGGGGTGTGCAAACGACACGCGGAGACGCGAATCGCAGCGACCGCTGGACCGTGGCGGGCGGTAGAGTTGTGGCATGGACATGAAGAAAAGCACACCGCAGGGTTCAGACTCGTGTGAGCGTACTCCTCTCGAAACGGCAGCGATTGCCTTGCACGAGACTTACCTAGCGCTGATTGCTGGCGACTTCACCGAGAAGCAAGCGCTCACGATCATCGCTCAGACGATTGCCGCTCGTGGCTGACGACACCGGCGAGGACGAGTTCGGAGCGAAGAAAGTCCAAGTCACCTCAGAAATGGGTGTCTCAGGGCTGAAGCAATCCGGTGGACAGATCACCGAAGAATTCTTGCCCGCACTGCGCGGGATGCAGGGCCAGCGCGTCTATCTCGAAATGGGCGAAAACGACCCGTTGATCGGTGGAGCTCTGCTCGCTATGCGGGAAGTTGTGTCGCGGTTGGAGTGGAAGATCACCCCGCCGGAAGACCCGTCCCCGGCGGAAGAGGCACAGGCTAAGTTTGTGCAGGAGTGTCTGGACGACATGAGCGAGTCGTGGGATGTGACGCTCTCGGAAATCCTCTCGTGTCTGCAATACGGGTGGTCGTTCCATGAAGTCGTTTACAAGTCGCGACAGGGCCGCAATGCTGATCCTCGGATGCGGTCGAAGTTCAACGATGGTCGTATCGGTTGGCGGAAGTTCGCGATCCGCTCGAAGGAGACGCTGAGCAAGTGGAGCTTTGACGACGCCGGTGGTCTGAACGGCATGTTCCAGATGGACCCGAACGGCAAGAAAGGTCGAATCTTTATCCCCATCGAGCGGGCGCTGTTGTTCCGCGCCGCCGAACGCAAGGGCTCACCTGAAGGTCGGTCGATGCTGCGGAGTGCGTACCGCCCGTGGTACTACCGCAAACGCTTTGAGGAGATTGAAGCTATCGGTGTCGAGCGCGACCTTGCCGGTATGCCTATGGCGTACGCTCCGGAGTCGTGGTTCACCGACCCAGAGCACTCGACTCAGTTGTCGCGCATCCGTGACCTCGTGACGAAGGCCCGCCGTAACGAGGTCGACGGTGGCTTGCTGCCCTCGATCTATGACGAGCACAACAACCAGTTGTTGAAGTTCGAGTTGCTGGCTTCGCCCGGATCACGCCAGTTGGACACGACGGCAATCATCCAGCGGTGGAATACCGCTATCGCGACGTCGATGTTGCAGGACTTCCTGACGCTCGGCCACGAGGGTGTCGGTTCGTTCGCACTGGGCAAGGCGAAGATCAGCTTGTGGCAGTTGGTAGTCGACTCGATTGCCAAGTCGGTGCAGGAAGTCATCAACCAGCACGCGATCCCGCGCCTGATGCGGCTCAACGGTTGGGACTCTGACCGTATGCCGACACTGGACTACGGCAACGTGGTCGAGGAGGACTTGTCGATCCTTGGTGACTTTGTTGTCAAGATGGTCGACTCCGGTGTGATCGTTCCGGATGCCCGCCTCGAATCGTTCATGCGCGATCTGGCAGAGCTTCCCCCCGCATCGCATGAAGTGTTTGACGACACCGAGTCGACGTTGCCGAAAACAGAGCCAGCACCGATTCCGATTGAGCCTGAACCGGCTGATCCTGTTGTGAGCCCGGAGTAACGATGCCGAAGCGCAAGGCTGTCCGCAAGGAGCGGATATACAGCGACGAGGTTGTGGAGCGGGAAGCAGCGAAGTTCGGTCGCGATCTGAACGACGCACTGAACGAGGTTGCAGCGTCGGCCCGGTCGGAGTCTGTGCTTCGCAGTATCCAAGCTGGGGATGCAGCGGCAGCGGTCGCAGCAGTCAACCTCGACCCCATGCGGTTAGCGATCGGCGGGCAGCAGGATCGGCTCGGTGGCGAGTATCTTCGGCAGGCACTTATCACTGCCGGCAAAATGACGGCACCGCAGGCGATCCTCCACTTTGACATGATCGAACCGCAGGCGGTGAACTACGCGGCGCAACGGGCTGGTGCGCTAATCAGTCATGTTCAGCAGCAGGTCCGCGACACCGTGAACGGGCTGGTTGTCGATGCGTTGCAGGGCGATTACACCGCGAGGACGTTGGCGCAGCAGATCGAGCGGGCAATCCCGTTGACGGCACGTCAGGCTCAGACAGCGAAGAACGTCTACACGAAAACGTTCGAGCGGTTGGTGGCTGAGGGCAAGAAGGTTGAGCGGGCTGAGTTGCTTGCACAGCGGGCCTCGGCGAAGTCGGCGGCGAATGCGTTGAAGTCGCGGGCGTCGGGCATTGCTCGCACAGAGTTGATGTCGGCGTCGAACGCGGGCCGGTTCTCGGGCTTCTCCTCGACTATCGCGTCTGGGCTGGACTCGAAGGAGTCTCGCAAAGAGTGGATCACCGGTGGCGACCCTTGCCCGATCTGTGACCCGCTGGAAGGCGAGACAGTTCAGTGGGATGAAGAGTTCTCGGTGGGACTGTTGATGCCCCCGGCGCATCCGAATTGTCGATGCGTTGGTGTATTCCTCCCCGGCAAACGGACTCAGAAGCAGCTACACCGCGACGGAACGTATTCGTTCGACCCAACACTCGGGCAGTCGATTCGGCTGGCTCAGATAAGCCGGGAATACATTCACGGCCGTTTATCCAAAGTGGCCCACGATGAAGCGTGGGACAGTATTCTCAATTTCAGGAGGTTGTAATGCAAATCACACCAAAGGTCATGTCGACCAAGAAGGCGATCCAGTTCGTTGAGGGTTGGCAAACATCACCGCCAGTCTGGGCGGGCTATTCGGAGGAGGACACCGAGTCGACTATCAACGCGCTCGCTTCTGCTTTGGCTGAGGCAGTCGACGCGGGGTGGGAGACGGTCCAGATCACGTTGGACGACCTCGACATCCGGGTCGAGCCCGAAACCGGTGTGATGGTCGGCTGGGTTCTGCCTGACGACCTCGCGTTCCAGTACCAAGTCGACGGCGGCGAGACTGATCTGCATGTGACGGTCAACTTCCTTGGCGACCGTGATGACTTGACGGTGGAGCAGACGCGCATCCTGACCGGTGTTGTTGCTGAAGTCGCTTCGACTACCCCGGCGCTGTTTGGTGTGTTCGACGGCACTGGCACGTTCGAGAACGAAGATGCAACAGTCTGGTTTGCTGTTCCGCATATCGAGGGTCTGATCGAGTTCCAAGAGCGCATGTCGGCGGCGCTGAAAGATGCAGGCTTCGAGCCGCGTGAAGATCACGGCGCGTACACCCCGCACATGACGCTGGCTTATCTCGATGCTGGGGAGGAGCCGCCCGCAGCGACGATCCCCCGGTCGGTGCCGTTCCTGCTCCAAGCGATTACCGTGTCGGTCGGTGGCACTCGATTCGACGTCGAGTTTGCTGACAACTATGACGCCTACTGGGTGTTTCAAGAGGCGGAGTACGAGGCCAATCCTGAGATGTGGCGCTCACGTGGTTACGTCCCGTTCGTGAAGAGTGCTATTGAAGCACCGCGTCGGTTCACCCTCGGCCCTTGGTATATCCCGAATGAGGTCGATGCTCATGGCGACTGGACTGATCCAGATTCGTTGCAGACTGCGCTGTGGGGGTACGTCCGTTCGG